GGTGATATAATATGGCTAATTGAAAAAAATTTTTAGAACAATGGCAAAGAACACAAACAATCGTATTCCTGTAAAGTGGATTCGAGACAAAGCAAAAGCAGCTTATCAAAAACAAGAGTACTGCTATATTTGCGGTACTACTCAAGACTTAGAGCTGCATCATCTTCACTCCATTACCTTACTCCTAAACCGTTGGGCTGAACGCAAGCAGTACGATATAAGCACAGACGACGGAATTCTTGCAGTCAGGGACGAGTTTATTGCAGAACATCGGGTTGAGTTATATGACCTAGTTTACACACTATGTAACAGGCATCATGTAGCACTACACGGAGTTTATGGCAAAACACCTGCACCTGGCAGCGAAGACAGGCAGAAAAACTGGATTGAAAAACAAAAAGCTAAAGCAGAAGGCAGAACTACTGAAACAAGCTCTGCGGGACTGTTCAGCAAATTCTTATAAAGGACACTCATGGCTTGGTACAATCAAGTAGGCTCATGGGTTAGACAAAAGTTAAATCCAGCGCAGGTTTGGATTGCTAGAGAACAAGGTTTATTTATTAATAGCGATAGTGCTATTACTTATAATCAAGCTTTTGAAAAACTAGAAACAGTAAACCGCGGCGTTAATATGATCGTATCAGCTTGTTCAAGCTTAGACTACGATGTAAAAGACAAAAAAATGGATGGTGTAGCTAATGGCGTACGTCAAAAAACGCTAAATCAGTTACTTAACTATGCCCCTAATCCGTATCAGTCAGCACAAGACTTTCGCAATAACATATTTACCGATTTTATCCTAGAAGGCAATATATTTTTATATTATGATGGTATACACTTGTATCACCTACCTGCTGCCAAGGTACAAATCGAAACAGACTCAAAAACTTTTGTAGCACACTATCGCTACAACGTAACAGTGGTTTTTAAGCCTGAAGAAATCATACACATCAAAGACTTAAGCTCAATTAGTATCTATCGTGGATCTAGTCGCTTGCAGTCAGCAGACAGAAATATCAAAATTCTCTACAAAATGCAAACATTCCAAGAACAGTTCTTTGAGAATGGAGCAGTAGCAGGATTGATCTTAACTTCGGAAAATACACTAAGCCAAGTCGCCAAGGATCGCACAATCGCAAACTGGAGTGCTAAATACAGCCCTAAAAACGGTGCGCGAAAGCCAATGATCTTGGATAGTGGACTAAAACCAGCAGCAAACATAGCGGATTCATTTCAAGAAATGGATTTCGACACATCAATTAAAACACACGACGCAAAAATATTGAAATCATTAGGTGTACCGCCAATCTTATTAGATGGCGGTAACAATGCAAACATTTCACCTAATCTAAGATTATTTTATTTAGAAACAATTATACCTATCTTAAGCAAGTTCTCAAGCGCCATTGAGCGATACTTTGGATATGATATTGAGCCAGTTACAGCAACCGTAAGTGCACTACAGCCTGATATGAAAGACATAGCCTCTTACCACGTAAGTTTAGTAAATGGCGGAATTATTAGTCCTAATGAAGCACGAGCAGAATTAAGATATGAAGCAAAACCAGGAAACGACGACTTAAGAATACCAGCAAATATTGCAGGTTCTGCGGCGAATCCAAGTCAAGGGGGAGCGCCTCCTAAGCCTGCTGATGCAGGTGCGAAGAGCGTTTATTAAGAAATGAGGCCTACATGAAAAATAAAGTACTACGTTTTAATAGTGCTTTTACCGTAGACGAAAAATCTTTGCCCATTGCAGGAGATAGCGGAATTGAATCAGTCTTTATCGAAGGTTACGCAAGTACCGTAGATATGGACAGAACTGGTGACGTTGTACCAGCATCTGTTTGGGAAAAAGGAATTCAAAATTACCTTAAAAATCCAATTATATTAGCACAGCATGATCACGATGATCCCATCGGAAGAATGACTGACTACAGAGTGGATAGTAAAGGTTTATGGGTAAAAGCCCGTATTTCTTCTGCTGCAGAAGAATGTTACGGTTTAATTAAAGACAAAGTTTTAACTGCGTTTAGTATTGCATTTCGTATCATTGATGCAGAATACAATAGTGCTGCAGAGGTATTTTTAATAAAGGAACTAGAGCTTATCGAAATTTCGGTAGTATCTATACCTGCTAACCAAAATACTATATTTGATCTATCTAAAGCGTTTGAGAACGTTGATGATTACAAGAAGTTTAAATCGCAATTTGTACCTAAGAGTAACCCAGCTAAAGAGCTAGAATCTTTTAATAACACAAAGAGCACAACTAAAAAGGAATTGGAAATGAATCCAGAAGACTTACAAAAAATGCTTGCAGAAGCTGCTACAAAAGCTGCTGAACAAGCTACACAAAAAATGTTAGAAGTTCAAGCCGCTGAAAAAGCAGCCGAAACAGCTAAACAAAAAGCAGATGCTGACTTTGAAGAAAGAGTCAAGGCTGCAGTTCAAGCACAAATCTCTGTTGGCGAAAGCGGAACAGAACGTCTATTAGCAGAAGTTACTAAGCGTATTGAAGAACAAGCCGCTGAATCCAAGAATGTTCTAGCAGATCTACAGGCTACTCTAAAAGAGAAGTCTGCTGAAATTGCTCGTATTCAAAATAGCAAAATGCAATTTGTTGAAGGCAATGCCACAACAGGTCCAACATATCAAGAAAAAGAAGCTGCTTTCTTGTTATCAAACATCACACAAAAGTCTATTACAGACACTAAGTATGGTCAAGCTCTAGTAGAAAAGTACAGCGGTTCTACACCAGGTAATCACTTACCAAACTCAACATGGGAACTAGAAGTTTCTATGAACATGGAAAGTGAAATTCGCCGTAAATTAGTTATCGCCCCACAATTCCGTCAGATTGCTATGCAAACTAACGTAATGAAGCTACCATTAAACCCAGAAGCAGGTTATGCTGATTGGGTTCAAAATAGCCAGTTTGGTGATAGCACTTACACAAGCGGTACTACACAAACTCACGCTTTAAAAGAAGTCACATTAGCTGCTTATAAGTTAGCTACACGTGAATACTTGAACTTTGAAGAAGAAGAAGATTCACTACTTTTAATTCTTCCATTTGTCAAAGACGCAATGGTTCGCAGAGTTGCTCGTTCAATCGACAAAGCAATTGCCGTTGGTGCAGGTTCAGGTCAAGACCCACTAAAAGGTCTAGCCAGCTACTACACTAGTACTTCTGCTACCAGCCAAGCAGTTGCCACTAAAGTCACAGTTGAAAAACTACGTGCACTACGTGCAGCATTAGGTACTCTAGGTTTAGATCCAGCAGAAGTTACTTATTTCGTTAACAACGATGTATACTACAACTTGCTAGACGACACAGTGTTCCAAACTATGAACCAAGTTGGTCCACAAGCTACATTACTAACTGGTCAAATTGGTCAGATTGGTAATAGTCCAGTGCTAGTTTCTGGTGAACTACCAGCTATCGTAAGTTCATCAGCAGCTACAAGTGCAGGTGTAAGTGGTCTAACTAACATTGCTGCTATGGCAGTTTATACACCTAACTTCGTTGTTGGTAATCAGCGTGGTCTACGTTTAGACACACAAGACTTGATCGCAGAACAACGTCGTGTTATGGTC